TTTCAACCAATTACCGTCTGCATCCTGATTCTGTGGGTTTGGGTTTAAATATGCAAATAACTCGGCGTTTGGTCCTAAGAACTTATCAAAATATGTTGCATCTTCGCCAGGATACTGTGTTTTAAAAGTGGAGGATTTGGAGCCAGGCAACGATGTTGAAAGATAATCTGCCCAGTGATCGTTGCCAAATCCAGTATAAGGATCGTCTTGGATTTGTTTAATTTTTAAATCATTATTATCCATTTTCCATTCTGTAAAAGTTCCGTCATATCCTTCTGACGTAACATTTCTTAATCCGTGAGCCCCTTCATTAATAATATTTGTATTGGAATCATAATAGTACACAATAATATTATCAATATATCTGGTTAGAGCTGCATCACTAACTGTAATTTTTACGACTTCTGGGCCAACATCTATAAAACCATTGTCCATTAAATCTTCTGCTAATTGTGTAATTAATGGTTTATCTGGTTCTCTTCTTCGGTTCCAACGATACCCATCTAATTGAAAAATATCATTTCTTTGAATAGCTCTACTCATTCGTGAACTCCTTAATGCATAAAGTTTTATTAACTAACTTGTTTTGTTTCTATTATTTATAAAAATAAAAATCCTTATTATGTAACCATATCTATATTATCTTGTGTACCATCTGAAAAGAAAAATCTAACATAGGAAGATAATACTTCTGAACCGTCAAATGTTGCAATCAAGTTTAAATCATCTCTTGTACCATCTGAATATTGAAAATGTAAAAATGCGCCGGATGTGCCTGATGCTATTTGTTGAGGTTCGAATCTTTCTGTTACACTATTATATACAATACCAACTTGTTGTTGACTTTGTACTAAACTATTTATTTGTGATTCAGTATGTCCACCATAACTAAAATTTGCCAAGGAATATTGCACACTATTTATAGTTGCTCTATTTCTGTCTACGTCTTGTATTAAATCATCTAAATCTGTGTTTACTCTATCTTCTAATTCTAATAACTGATTTGAAAGAGAATCAAGTTCAATTTGTGTCTGTCCACCAGACGTACCAAATGTTCCTATATATCTTGCACCAGAAATATAAATTTTATTTCCAGAAATTCCAGATGGTAGATTATTACCAATAAAATGTAAAATGCCAGATTGATAATCAAAAAACCATTCATCATCATTTCCAGAACCTGCTGCAAATATTTGATTGCCGGATGTTGGATTTGCAGAACTTGCAGAATCTATATAAACTTTTACTTGATATGTACTACCAAATTCTGGTGGTATCCAATCTGTTAAATTTGTTTTCCAAGTACGATTTGATGTAGACGTTAAATCCATATCACACTCAACCGTATTTGAATTTAAATATAATTCAACATATGTACTATTTACGGTTGGAATAATTGCAGGAATTTCTTGAGATTCTGACCAAAGTCTATCTCCACGTAATAATAATGGACTTGGGATAGCTTCGTTAGTTGCGCCCTTTATAGAATTTAAGTCTGTCTTGGATGCACCATAACCTAATTTTTTCCAAAGAAAGTCTAATTTTTGATTATCGGGTATTGACATTTACTTATCCTATGTTATACTAATAGAGTTAACTGATTGTCCAGAGTTTAATGCAATTCTAACCAATGCAACATTATTAGTTGCGTTAGTCAAATTTTCTGTACCTAAAGTCATAGTATAAGAACCACTCAATGAAGTATTCGATTGTATTCTATCTCCACCAGTTGACGCACAACCATTACTACCATTACCACCACCTGATGTACTTTCGCCTGGCACACCAGCGCCAGCATATTGTACACTACAATCCAACCAACCATTTAAACTACTTGCAGTGTCAATTGTAGTGCCCGGCGCTGCAATCCAAACACCAGAAACACCACTACTACTTATATTAATATTAAAGTTTGCAGTGATAGTTCTCCTAAACGCAAAAGTAAAATATTGAACACCCGAATCACCACTTCGATCTGGGCCAACTGGTAAAAATCCACTATAATCATCCAGACTATGTTTCAATACACCAAGTCGAACTGTTGCCTCTTGTGTACCAGATACGCCTGGGTCTGAACTTTCAGAGTAAAGATTGTTTGTATAAAAATTGATCGTATTATTATATGTAGGAGTATCAGTAATCTCTGATGCAAAATCAAAAATTCTTTTTCCACTATCGTTATAACCAGACCCTAAACTTGAACTTACAGGAATAGAAAGCTCACTAATACCAGATTGTGATGATGTGTGGACTGCAATTTTTTGATTATTATTTACATAACTACCTGTACCATTTACGTTGTATGCAACTGCACGTATAGATTCAATTGTTCTAACTCCAGAATTTGTTATATCAATTTCTAAATCCCCAATTGCATATGGAGTACCAACACCAGTATTTACTAATGGATATCCACTTTGCAACATGGTTGTTGTGCCATCTATTGCAGAATAATTAAAACTCTTGTTATTAATAGATTGACTTGACGTGCCTTCATAATTGTTACTGCCAGTCACATATAGCACTTGTGATGTATTTCTGTATGTTTGACCGACCAAATTAGATACCGAAATACCACTCCAAGTTAATTTAGAATTGTATGTATAATAAGGAATTCCACTTATATATTTGTAAAATCCAGTTTTTTCTGAAATAGTTCCAGCAGTCAGAGTTGGAGTAGACGTTAGATTATCTTTAACAAACTCTATTGAGTTAGTGTTTCCTGTTCCACTGTGCGAAAGTTGATATCTATTTACTCCTACAGGCACTGCAGCTGCAGATTTTTGAATTTTTGCCTTAAATCCTTTATATAAATTTGGATAATATATACTATTATTAAAATTACTGTAACTACCACTAGAGTTTAATCCATTATAATCACTTTCACTATCAATTTTTAGACTAGTATATGTGCCAGTATTATTATTAGAATCCAATACTTTATTTCCGTTGTCTACTCCGTTAACGAGTGCAGTTAATGTACCACTATCCGCATTATATGCAAATGATGATATTGAAGTTGATGAAATATTTCCACTTGTAGATGTTGTTCTTTGTACAGAAGAACCTATACTATAAGTAGTACCTGTTGTATTGTCAGTGAAACCACTCGCAAGTAGTGGGGAAGATCCAGTATTACCACTAAATGAAATACTTTTAGAACTTAGTCCTTGCGGCGCAGATGGATTAATATCATATACCTTTAATGACTTTGTTGTTTGTTTTGGAATTACATTAGGGTTTGCTGTACTGTGACTTGAAAGAGTTAATCTTAAAGTGTCTCGCCCAGAGCCAGTGTGTGTACCAAATCCCCAAGTATGTTGTAATCTATTACCAGTTACCCCACCATCTGCATTATCTGAAGTGATATTTTCAACTGCAGTACCATCGCCCCAATCCATTGTATATTCTACATCTGCCATAGTAGTCTGGGTTGATATATTTTCTAAGTATAAACTGTCGCCTTCGATTACATATAAATTATTACCAGACAGTTCAGACCCCCCTGTTGCATTTCTATAAAGTCTAAATGCGGCCGCTGGATCTGTTGTATAGATAATAATATAATCTTCTATTGTTGATGAAGCTTCACTACCAGCACCAGAACCACTTGAATTATATGCACGAACAGTTACTGTATATGGACTATTTGCATTTGATGTATATGTGTGACTTGGAGTAGAGTCTGTGGTGTTATTTGTATTAGACCCATCCCCCCAATCAATATCATATCTATTTGCAGTACCATCAACTGTCAAATTTAATGTGACATATGTACCTTGTCCACCGAAAGTGGGATTTGCAGAAAATGAAACTGACTTAACATATACACCTTTTCTTATGTTGTCAAGAGCTTCATTTAAATCATCAATCACATCCGCAGTTTTTCTATCAGATTCGATTACCAATGCACCATCACTAAAACTGCCATCAGATGCATTTCCAACGTCTAAATCTGCTGCCGTTTTGGTCTGAAATGCCGCTTCAAAATCCGAACTATTAAATGATGCGCCAGGAATCCATTTTGAAGTTGTTGGATCCCAAATAATTGCATCACCTTGTATTGGTGCATTAGTTGTTAAATCCACATTATCAAAATTAGTTATATCTTGTTTGAATGTTGTAAAATCTGTATCTAATTGATTAAAGTCTAAAACATGATTATCAAAATCATTTCTAAAATCTAAAGTGTCTCCTAAAGAATCTGCAATCTCTTTCAGTGTGTCAAGTTCTGGAATTACTCCATCAAGTAATTGATCAAATCTTTGTTTGATTAAATATCTAACAGAACCACTTGTTTGATCGTCATCTTCGAGAATATCTAATCTATCTTCAATATCATCTACATCTACTGTAAGAGTTGCAGTTTTTGTAGGCCCATCATATGAATATACAATTCTTCCAGTAAATATAAATTTTTCTACTTCGGTTTCATCTACAAATACTCCAGAATTATCAGTACCAGAAACTAATTGAGATTGTCCAATCTGTAACCAAGCATTTTGATGTGAGTAGTATAACTTTCCATCTGCACTGTTTTTTGCAAGTTTTCCAGATTCTGGTAAAGTATCAAAATCACTAAAAGTGGGAAATTCTCTATAATGTATTAATTGTAAATTACTACGTGCTGTCGCAGAATTGGATGCGCCAGTACCACCCATAT